ATATCAGAAAAGAAAACGAGCCTAAAAAGCCTAAAGAAACATTCCAAAAAAAGTTGCAAAAAATGATTGACGAAAATAAATCTAAATCCTAACACCATGAAAGACTTCACTAAAAAAGGCACAAAATTACCAGTTATTCCAGTTGGGACTGAATTTAAGTGGTTTAGCGATGGAGAATTAATAGAACCGTGCGAAGAACTTGTATCAAAAGGTATGTTTTCTAGTTATGATAATTTTTTATCATTAGGATATATTTCAAGAAGGCAAACAATTTATGTTATTTGCAATATATTTGGTAACAAAGGTACGGATTATGCAATCAAACTATCAACCATAGAACGCCTAGCAAAAGAGCAAAGGATGTGTAACACTAACAACGAAATAAAAATGAAAACAGAATTTAAAACAGGAGATTATGTAAGAGTAATCCGTAACGGTGCAAACGCATCGGGTTTCACTTTGAAAATACCATCTTGTGGGATTAAAGGCGTCTATTCAATGGTTAATTGGAAAAACGCTAAATTTCAGATATTAGGTAATTACGAGCCTATAACATTTAATAGTAGTCCTAAAATTTACGGGGCTTACCCCTTATCTATTGACGGAAAACTAATTGGTTATGTTTATAACGATGCACTTCAACATTATTCGGAAATGAACCCAACAATTAAATTACAAGAAAACGGAACAGTAACCGTAACAGACACCGAAACAACAACAACGCTATCAAAAGTAACAGTTGATGAGATTTGTCGATTGGTTAAGGATGATGGGGATAAAGTGAAGTTGGAAGTGGGGAAATATTATAGGTCAGTCTATATTGACGGAAGCGAAAATAAAGCGTTGTTTTACATTACTGAAATAAAAGGAGATGTTTTTTATGCCTATGGATTTGACTATTTAGGTAATTGGAGTAACGAAAGCTATTTTGGAGAATTAGGGCAAACAGGTGTTAGATACGAGATTGCCACCCCCGAAACAGTAGAGCAATATTTGAGAGATGAGTTTATTCGATTAGGTTTCAAAAAAGGATGTAAAGTTAAATGTACTTACTTTACTTGGGAAGTAATCGGAAAAACAAGATTTGAATTTGATGTAGAAAAAAACCAGCTTTTATTATTTAGTAGCAAGGTTAGATGTATTGAAACTGGTTCGGTTTACGAGACGGAAACTAATTTAACGGTTTTCGACAAAGGCAAATTCGCAACCATAATCCAACCCGAAACAATCACAAGAGCCGAAGCGGAGAAACGATACGATGTGAAAATAACGGATTAAGTAACCAACAACCTCTAGCATTAATTTGTTGGGGGTTTGGAATTTTTATATATCTTTAACCTTTAAAAACAAAACACAATGAAAACACTTTTATTATTCTTATCGATTTTATTCTTATCTTGCACGCCAGATAGCGACAACGAGGAACAAACAACACCAAATTGCAGATGTGCTACAATTTTACAATCAGACCATGTGACCATTCAAGGGATAGTTATTTCAATATTGATTATTGAAAATGATTGCACAGGAGTTCAAAGGCAGATTGAAAGAAACGGTATTTTTGAAGTCGGTGGAAAAATATGTGATTAAAACATGATAGAGCAACTTTCGTTAAACGATAGTCTTTGGAGAAAAACAGCCTTTACTATTTGTAAGGACAAAGACACCGCTGACGAGATAGTTCAGGAAATGTATTTGCGTTTTGAAAGAATAAAATCAACAGACCCGAAATACATATTTTCAATTTTAAGAAACATTTTTTACGATACTTTAAAGTCAAAAGAGGTATTAGAAAATGATTTTAGCCGATACGAAACAACTGATGATGAATACCAAGAACCGACAATAGATACCTTTCGAACAAAAGAAGAGTTTAAAGAATTATTACAGCCGTTAACATGGTACGAAAGAACAACCTTTGAATTATCTAACGAGCATGGTCAAAGAAAACTTTCAAGAATGACAGGTATACGATTACAAACAATTCACGAAATAAACAAAAAAGTAAAAAAACAAATAGCATGGCAAATAAAAGAAAACCAATCTTTGTAGTTACATTTCCAACACCAACACCGATGGTAGTTGTCGCAGAAATACAAAAGAACCTAGAAAAGTATTTATCAAAAGATTATTATATTCTTACAGGTGTTGATGGTGATTGTATGAGATATAACTTACTTGGTGAATCAACAATAAAAGAGTTTGAATCATTGCAAGAAAAAGCAACTGATGAAATTTTAAAATACATAAACGAAAATGGCAAAGAACAAAATTAAATTCGGAAGCGCAATTAAAAAAGTTACGCAAGCAATCGGAATAGAACCGTGCGAAAACTGCGAACAAAGAGAGTTTCAAATAAATCGGTTGAATCATAAAAAACCGATTATTAAAGTTGATGAGAAGGATAGGGAAAACTTTAAAAGCGATGTAGTTTCTACTACATACATAGCCGAACTCTATTTAAAATACTTCGGACTCGATAATACTAAATCTAGTAACGAAAGAGTTATTGAAAGGATGTATCAGGATTTAAATAAATTGTTTGAGTGATGGCAAAGTGCATAGCGAAAATGCAATTAGATGCAATACTGAAAAATCCACCAATATTGTTTGATTCAGAAACCGAAATAGTACTTTCTGATAACGATTACGATTCATTATGTAAATGCTTAAAAAGAAAAGTTAGGAAGTATAAAGCACATAGTATAATTCCATTTAGTAAAATGTTAAAATGGCGAGAGAAAAATACATAGAAACACCCGAAAAGCTTTGGGAACTTTTTGAAAAATATAAACAAGAGGTTAAAAGCAACCCAACCATTGTAAAAGATTGGGTTGGTAAAGATGCAGAACCTGTTTATAGGGAAAAAGAACGCCCGCTAACAATGGTAGGCTTCGAGTGTTTCGTAATGAATAACACTAAAATAACCTATCCTGACTTAACGGTTTATTTTGAAGGAAATAATGAAAGCTATAAAGACTATTTCCCTATCTCATCGCGCATTAGGGCGGAAATCACAAATGACCAAATCAACGGCGGTATGACAATGATATATTCTCAAAACCTTACAGCACGTTTAAACAACCTTTCAGATAATACAAAAAACACAATCGTAACCGAACAACCATTATTTCCAGACTAATGTTTATTCGAACAACGGCAATAAATAAAATAAAGGCTTTGACTAAATTTGTCAAAGGAATACAAGGAGGCACTTCAGCGGGAAAAACGTTTGGAGTGCTTCCTATTTTAATTGACATCGCTGCTAAAAATAAATTAACGGAGATAAGTGTTGTTGCCGAATCAATCCCGCACCTAAAGCGTGGAGCAATGAAAGACTTTAAAAAGATAATGAAAGAAACAGGGCGTTGGTTTGATAGCCGTTGGAACGCCACAGATTTTAAATACACTTTTGCCAACGGTTCGGAAATAGAATTTTTTAGTGCAGATAACGATGCGAAGTTAAGAGGTGCGCGTCGAGATTATCTTTATATGAACGAGGCTAATAATATGGTTTTTCACGCATACACCGAGTTAGCATCAAGAACCAAGTTAGGCGTTTATTTAGATTGGAATCCAACGAATGAATTTTGGTTTCATACCGAACTGCAAAATGATGACGATGTTGATTTTATCATTGTCAATTATTTAGATAACGAGGCGTGTCCAGAATCAGCTTTGAATTTTATTAATAAAGCAAAGGAAAAAGCAAAAACTTCTAGCTATTGGGATAATTGGTATCGGGTTTATGGATTAGGTGAACTCGGAATGCTAGAGGGTGTTATATTCGAAAATTATGAGATTATCGATATAATACCAGACGATGCAAAGTTAATCGGTTACGGATTAGATTTTGGGTATTCAAACGACCCAACCGCTTTAGTTGCGGTTTACGATTATGATGGTAAAATTATATGTGATGAGTGTATTTATTCAACATCGTTATTGAACTCGGACATTATTAATTTAATGAAACAGGATAAACGATTACCTATATGGGCGGATAGTGCCGAACCGAAATCTATTGAAGAAATACGGCGCGCTGGATTCAATATTAAACCTGTTGTCAAAGGTGCAGATTCGATTACATTTGGAATATCAGTACTGCAAGAAAAAGAAATGCTTATAACAAAATCAAGTATTAACTTGATTAAAGAATTACGTGCATATAGTTGGGATTCAGATAAAACAGGTAAGAAATTAAACAAACCGATTGACAGCATGAATCACGCTATGGATGCATTGCGATATTTCGCAATGATGGCTTTGGCAATTAAAAAACCACGAAAAATAGTATTAGGGTAAAAAAGTACTTGAAGTACTTAAAGTACTAAAATAGTACTGAAATAGTACCAGTACCGCAAACAGTACCAAAAAAAATAACAAAACAACATTTTTTAGTTAATATAGTATGAAACTCACAATCCCAACAGATTTAAAAGAAATAGCCTTATCGCAATACAGACGATATCAAAAGGTAGTTGAAGACAATCCAAACGATGAAGTGTTTGTTTGTATTCAAATGATTGCTATTTTCTGCAAAATTGAAGTAGCCGATGTAATGAAAATACCAGCGGTTGACTTTGCGGAAATCGTTTCTACAATATCACAAACGCTTGACCAAAGACCGCAGCTAACAACAACGTTTAAAATGGACGGCATCGATTACGGTTTCATTCCTAACCTTGAGCAAATAACAATAGGCGAACACGCTGTTATTGACACAACGATTAACAACGAAGAGCAAATAGAATTAATGTTATCGGTTATGTATCGTAAAATAATAAAGAAAGCTAGTGTATTTTATGAAATCGAAGCGTATAACCCAGATATTGATTTAAGTGAAAAGTTTAAAAATGTTCCGATGCATATCGTTAAAGGCGCGCAAGTTTTTTTTTGGAGTTTATTCAACGAATTATTGCAGAATACCCTATTGTCTATTCCGAAGATAGCGAAAGCGGAGGGAGTGGATTTGGAAGCGGTTTTTCAGAGCGTTGGGGGTGGTATCACTCTTTTATCAGAATCTCAAGAGAGCATAAAATCAGAGTTAAAGATGTGGGAAGAGAAAATCTTCACGAATCACTCACGCTATTATCTTACTTAATTGATGAAGAGAAAGAACAAGCGCGACAATTAAAAAAAATAACTAAATGAACCAATACTATAAATGTTTGAATTTTATTCGTGAGAGTTTACGAAATGCACCTTTAGTAAATACAATTACACAAGGCACAGATATTGTCGACAACGTTAAAAAGAATATTTTCCCATTGGCTCATATCAATATTTTAAGAAGCACAATTGGTCAAGATGTAACAATGACTTTTGAGGTTGCTGTTTTAGATATTCGAAATGTATCAAAGATTAAAAGCAACGATAAATTTATTGGTAATGATAATGAAATAGACAATTTGAATACTTGCCACGCAATTATAAATTACATGGTTACGAAAATTCAAATGAAGCGTAACGACGATGATATTGAAATAGATAATATTTCAGATGTAACGCCAATTTTAATGGAGTTCTCAAATATGCTTGACGGATGGAAAATTGAAATAACATTATCTATTCCTAATAATGAAATGACTGTTTGTTGTGAAGACTGATGAAGTAAATAAAGCATTAAACGAGTTCGGAAAACTTGTTATCGAACGCGCAAAAGCCAATTTAAAAAAAGGAGGTAAATACGGAACTCATAACACAAGTAACTCTTTATCGAACTCGTTATCTTTTCAATTAAAAACAAGCGATAGAAGTATTGCATTTGATTTTTATGCGGAGGAGCATTGGAAGTTTTTAGATTATGGCGTTAAAGGAAAAGTGTCAAGCGCGAAAGCTCCTAACAGTCCGTTTAAGTTTGGAACAGGCACAGGTAAAAAAGGAGGGTTAAGAGGCGCGATTGATAAATGGGTTGTTCGAAAAGGATTAGCTGGTACGCGAGGTAAGGACGGTAAGTTTTTAAGCCGTAAGCAAATGGTGTCGATGATAAGTCGAAGTATTTATTTAAAAGGAACTTCTGAAACTAAATTTTTTCGTAATGCGTTTGAAAAATCATTCGAAACACTAGATGATACATTGGTTGAAAAATACGGATTAGATTTGGAAACATTTTTAAAATTCACATTAAAAGAAATAAAGTAAAATGATAGTAATATACGCTCGAAGTCCTTATACGGTTGTGGTGGATGAAGCTACACAAATAGGAAGTAAGATTGAATTACGGTTGTGGCATCAAGGCGAATCAAAACCTACTGACCCAACGTATGCGTTTTCAATGGCAAATCCATCAACAACGCAAATAACGACCGAGTATAATATTTCACCATACATAAAAGATTTCATTACTAATGTTAATCCATCATTAGATGTTCAGGTAGAATCAGAAGAACCTAATATGTGGGTAAATGTAGAATTGAAAACGTTTTATACTGAAGACTTTATTACATACACCGACATTGATACGTTTGACTATATAGGTGTTAATGGATTTACGTTATCTAAAAACGGCGCGAACCAAATAACTGATGATATACTTGTATATTTGATTTCAGACCAATACAAGGTGTTAACAAATGACGGAGCGACTAATTTTGAAAGTTCGCAAAATGTGCCTTATTTCAATGTATTGGTTGATTGGGAAGCGAATACAGGCGAACAGTTGAATTTGATTTACAAAGATTTAGCTGGCGGAAATGTTTTTAGTTTTACCGCATTAGACGACGGTAACACTGTTGGGATATATGCGTTAAAAATTCCGTATCGTTGCGAGGGAAGCGCATATATTAACGGAAACACAATTGAAGCCCAACATACGGGTAGATTATCGAGATACACGGCTATTGTTTATGAAACAGTATGCGAACAAAAATACACGCCAGTGCGTTGTGATTTTATAAATCGATATGGAGGGTGGCAAACAATAACATTTTTCAAAGCAAGGACGGATTCTTATGAATTTAAAAGTTCTGACTTTAAAGCGTTTCCTTCTTCTTGGGATTTTAACCCACTAGAAGGACAGTCAAAAACATTTAACCATACAGCAACACAATCAGTTATTTTAAATACTGGATATGTTGATGAGAATTTTATTGAAATACTATTTGACTTGTTTGCGTCCGAAACTATATTAATTAATAACGAACCTGTAGTATTGAAAGGAAAAACATTACCAAAGAAAACTAGTATAAAAGATAAAATGATTAATTACACAGTTGATTTTGAATATTCTTTTAACGTAATAAACGACGTTCAATAATGGTAGCGGTTTATATTTATATCGATAAATTAATTTCAAGCGTGCTTACACCTGTATCGCACCGAATCACTTTGTTTAAAGACGAAACAATATCGGTAACATCGTCGGTTCAAAACATTAACGATATTGGGAAAACTTATACCGACTATTCACAATCATTCACAATACCAGCAAACGCAAAGAATAATAAAATATTCAAATATTGGTACGAAAACGCTTTAGAAGATGGATTTGACCATAGAATAAAATATTACGGATATATTGAAGTTGACGGTATGTTGTTTCGTGATGGAAAATTCCAACTAGAAAAAGCAAATAAAAAAGACGGCGCAATTGAAAGTTACACTATTACGTTTGTCGGCAATTTAACGCAATTAAAAGACAGATTCAAATCCGATAAACTAAACGCATTATCTTTTGTTGATGGTGACGGAATAACCGTTAGTTGTTATGACGAATTAAACCATGATTGGACACTTACGGAAGTTCAAGATAGAGTTACCGATACAGCTTATGATATTCAATATCCTTTAATCGGAAATAATAGAAAATTTTACTACAACGAAGGAACGGCATCGCAAGATATTACAGACAGTTCGGGTTCGGTTAAGTACGACGAATTATTCCCAGCGATAAGGGTTACTAAAATATTTGAGTACATTCAAACTTGCTATGGAATTACTTTTGATAGTGTGTTTTTTGAAAGCGATTTGTTTTCAAGATTGTATTTATATTTAAAAAACAAAGAAACTTTTCAAATACAAGCGCAGGAGCAGTTGATTGACTTCACATCTAAAGATACAGATGTACATATATTAGATGTTTTGTTTAATAATCTTGACGACCAAGCGGTAACATTTACCAATCTTAATCTAACAACTAATAGTTTACTTTTATCTACTAATTTGCGTCCTAGATTAGTACCGCCTTGGAAAACAACAGGCTCACCATTCAATACTCCTTATCCAATAAATACCGTCACTAGACGCGTAACATTAAAAGTAATAACAAGCTCAACCGATTTATATACTGTTCGCGTGTATAACAATAATGTTTTATTTACATCTTTTAATAATATCGTCGGAACTCAAGAATTAACAGTATTTAGTCAAGTTTATGTTTATTCTGTGCCTCAAGTAGACTACAACTTCACATTTTCAATGTCATCAATTAATCCGATAACATACGAAACAGAGGTTTATGAAGACATGATAATAAAAAACAATGTTACTCCAGCTTTTTCAACACAAGGCTCGTCGTCCATTTTTGGAGGAGAAGGATATCAAATACAACGCTACATAGGATATAGCGCATCACAAACAACAGTAGCAAATATTAATATAAAAGACTTTGTCCCAGACATTACAGTTGAATCGTTTTTAACAGGAATAATAAAAACTTTCAATCTAGCAATATATCCAACAGGCGAAACGTCGTTTAGAATTTTACCGTTAGAATTGTATTATCAAGATGGAAGTATTATTGATATTACGAAACACATTGATAGTCAAGAAGCGGAAATTCAAAAACCAAAAATATATAAGCGACTAGATTTTAAACATGAAAAATCAGATAATGTTTTAAATAATGCTTTTCGAGGTTTGTTCAATTTGGAGTACGGGGATTTATTCTTTGAAAATAAAAACTCAACATCTACCGAAAGCTATGAAATTAAAACGCCTTTTGAGGATGTGATGTATGAACGAACAACAGGTTATAATTTTCAAACAGCTACGTTGTTAGATAAGGATTTCAACCCATATATCCCAAAGCCGATATTAATGTTTCAAAACGGATTAGAAACGGTTTCGCCAAATATTAAAATCGGGTCGACATCAACAACAAATAGTATTTCAAATTACGTTAGATTTAGTAATGAGTTGCAATCGGTAGGAGGAAACCCAAATGAAACAGAAACATTTAATTTTGGAGCAGAAACATCTTCTTGGGATTTAGTGGTTGCGTTAAATGGGCTGTATCAAAAATACTATTCTAACTATATTCAAAATCTGTTTAATATTAAAACACGCGTTGTAAAAGTAAAAGCTGTTTTAACAACTCGTTTATTAAACACGTTGAAATTGAATGATAGATTAATAGTTCGAAACAAAAGATACATAATCAATAACATGACTATTAATTTAGAAACTAAAGAAACGCAATTTGAATTAATAACTGATTTGAGAACATTAGATTCAAACCCTACTGTTTTAAGATATTCAAATACGCAATCATTATTTTTAGATAATAATTCTCACGAAGTACAAATACAGGTATATTTAAAAGACCAAGATTTGTGGCGCGCCAAAAACGCAATTGGATTCCTTGCGTCTTCATATCCGTTTGGAACTAATTTTTATAAAGATGGATTGTTAAATATTTCAGTACCAGCAAATGTAACAGGATTAACTAGAGAAGATTTTATATTAATAGAATTTTTTAAAGATTCAAACTCATTCACTATTTCAATACCAGTATCACAAAATGCTTAGTCAAATATTACAGATGCTTCAAATAGCACAAGATTACGAAAATAGCGAGGTTATATCAATCGCGAAAGGTAAATATCAATACACAACTAATTACAAAGAGTTGTTTAAAAAAGCGATGAAATGGCAATCGAAAAAGTAATAGACATAAATGTAAAAGGGAACGCTGATGAGGCGGTTGGCTCTTTACGTGCGCAATTAATAGCAGCTCAAGCCGATGTTGCTGCTTTATCTGATAAGTTTGGGGCAACGTCAAAACAAGCTACGGAAGTAGCCAAACGCGCGGGAGAATTAAAAGATAAAATAGGTGACGCGAAAGCATTAACTGATGCGTTTAATCCAGACGCAAAATTCAAATCTTTAACCGCATCGTTATCTGGAGTAGCTGGTGGATTTGCTGCCGTTCAAGGTGGAATGGCTTTAATAGGTGTTGAATCAAAAGATGTTGAGGCTACTCTTTTGAAAGTTCAATCTGCGATGGCTTTATCTAGCGGATTGCAAGCTGTTGGCGAAAGCATTGACAGCTTTAAACAGTTGGGCGCAGTTGTTCAGTCAAGCACGGCTTTTAAAAAATTAGACACTTTAGCTACGGCAGCAGCCACAGTAGCTCAAAGATTATTTTCTGGAGCGGTTACAACCACAGCCACTTCTTTTAATGTTTTAAAAACAGCAATAGTAACCACAGGTATTGGAGCTTTGGTTGTGGGTGTAGGATATTTGGTTTCTAAAATGAATGAGGGTTCTGATGCTACTAAAGAGTTAACCGAAGAACAAAAAAAACTTAATAGAGAATTAGAATACGGTAAAACTTTAACAGAGGAAGCAGCTAAAGGAATTGATTATTTTACTCAGATAGAATTAGCAGCGGCAAAAAAAAGAGGTGCTAGCGATAAAGAACTGACAAAAATAAAAGTAGAAGGAATTAACGAAAAGTTAAAAGCTAACACTGACGAAATAAATTCTATTCGCTCATCGCAAAAAGAAGAGATTAATTTAACGGCTGAACAAAACAAAAGACTGGCAGAATTAAGAAGTGCTAATCTATCTTTAGAGCGTCAAGCTAGAGTTGATATAGCTAATTTTGATGCTGACCAAGCTGTAAAAAACAGAGAAGCTCAAAAGAAAATTAACGACGAAAAAGACGCAGATAAAAAGAAAAAGCTAGAAGCGGAAGCGGCTCAAAGAAAAAAAGATGCGGAAGATTTAAAAGCAGCTTTACAAGCACAACGAGACGCTATTCAGGCTAGCGAACTTGAATTAACAACAGCAATCGGAAACGCTCAGGACGCCAACTCATCTTTTTTAGTTTCTAAGCAAGAACAAGAAGAGCAATTAGTAAAAGATAAGTATTTTAGATTAATTGAATTAGCGAAGCAAAACGGTTTAGATACTAATGATTTAGAAATTGCTCAATTAAATGAGTTGAATGATATTCGAATAGGTTATCAAAACCAAGATTATGAAAATGAAAAGGCTAACTCTGAAGCTAAGGTAAAATTAGCAGAAGCTGAAGCCGCAGCGAAAGAAGCATTATTAAACAAAACATCTTCAACAGCAACAAAGGCAGCAGAATTGTTAGGCAAAAACACACTAGCTGGAAAAGCGTTATCAATAGCCGCTGCGACAATCAACACTTATCAAGGTATAACGGCGGAATTAGCAACAAAAACCGTAACTCCTTTCGAGATTGGATTAAAAATTGCCAACGTTGCTATTATTGCAGCGACTGGATTTAAAGCGGTTAAAGATATTGTTTCAGTTAAAGTGCCGGGCGCTGGAGGTGGAGGCGGTTCTGCTCCGTCATTATCTGCTGGAATAAGCGGAGGAGCTGGAGCAAGTTCTGCGCCTAAGTTTAATGTAGTAGGTAATAGCGGGGTTAATCAATTAGCTGGCGTAATAGCTGGAAAAGAAAACACGCCTGTAAAAGCGTTTGTAGTCGCTCAAGATGTTACAACGGGGCAAGGACTGAATAGAAATATTATTGAAAGCGCAACGTTGGGTTAAACAGAAATAGTTAATGTATAACCGTTTTCTTTATCTTCAATAATGGTTGGATTTAAAGGCAATTCTATTTTGTTAAACTTTTCATCTGTAAACCAAATATCGCCTTTAGAATTTTGAAACATAAAAAAACATCCTTCCATAACTTAAATATTTTAAAAAGAGCAACCGTAATAGTTGCTCTTTTTTATTAAACCCAAAATTATCATGGCTAAATGATTTTTCAAATATAACAAAAATTCGCAACACTTTACTTTTTTTTTGTTAATAGATATGGAAACATTCAAAGTAATATTAAATGACGAGGAAGAGAATGGCGTTTTTGCTATTTCTCACGTACTTGACCCAGCGATTGAAGCGATGTATGTATTTATGGGTAACGAAAAAGATGTTGAGATAAAACTCGCTACTGTTAGCGATGAAAAAAGAATTGTAGTTGGTCCAGTACTTATACCTAACCAACTTATTTTAAGAAAGCACCCAACAACAGGCGACCCGTTCAACATTTTTTTTGATGCTGAAACAATTAAGCACATTCAAGAAAACTTTGTTTCTAAAAGTTATCAAAATAATTCCACAATTGAACATGATGGAAAATTGATTGAAGATGTTTCATTTGTTGAAACTTGGATTAAGGAAGATGACGTACACGATAAATCAGTACTGTACGGTTTCGACCAACCAATCGGGACGATGTTCGCAATGCAAAAAGTAAAGAATGATGATGTTTGGAATGATTATATAAAAACAGGTAAGGTTAAAGGCTTTTCAATTGACGGAGTTTTTGACTTAGAGAAAATTAATTTAAAAAGTGAATATATGGATTCAAAAGACGCTGGCATCGGCAAAAAAATAATTGATGCAATTAAAGAAGGTTTTGCCTCTTTAAGCCTAAGCACTGAAACAACCGAAGTTGTCGAAATTACAGATGAAACAGTTAAGCTGGCTCAAATGAAATTGAAAGACGGCGTTACGGTTTTGGAGGCTGAAAGTTTCGAAGTAGGTAAAGAGGTTATGGTAGTTGCCGAAGACGGCACGAAAACACCTGCGCCCGAAGGAGAACACCAATTAGAAGATGATTCTTTTATTGTGGTAAAAATAGTTGATGAAAAGTCGATTATTGACGAGGTTAAACCTAAAGCAGAAGAGGAAGTTGTTATTGAAGAAACAGAAGTCGAAATGACAACTGAACAAATCAATGCTAGACTTGCCGACATTACGATTCCTATGGACTTAGAAACTTTAACGAAAGTTGTAAAGCTTTTATTTAAAGACCGTTTTCAATGGCAAATCCAAGAACAGGAAACAAAAGCAATGATTGAAGAGTTTTCGACTACAATGACTACTGAATTGATTAAGGCAACAGCTAAAGAAATCGAAAAGGTAAAAGTTGATTTGAAAAAAGAAATCGAAGCTGCCAAAGCGGTTGTGGTTGAATTGACTGCTGAAACAAAAGAAGTTCCGCCAGCTGAAACACCATTTGAAAAAATGACACGTTTGGAGCAAAGAAGAGTAATTAAACAAGAATTTAAATAGTAAGTATTATGGCAAAAAAACATAATTCAGAAAACGAATTTTTAAACCCTTTTGGAACTGGAGTTAATTACAAATCATTTCTTGAAGCGATTCCAAAAGGAACAACCGTCAAAGAGTACTGCGAAGGAAATTTAACGGCTGAACAAATTGATTGGCTTGAAAATGATTTAACTCATTATCAAGAATCACTAGAAAAACAAAACAAAGTAAATTAATTAATAAAAAAAACAAAAAACAATGGCAATATCCTACACACCAGTAGACATTCGAGGCGAGGCAATTGAGCCTATTCTTGAAGAAGTGTTATTCGCAAATAAAACAATTGCGGATGGCTACGTAACTTTTAACGACAATATCAAAGCGGGAAGTATTTTTACTGAAGCTGGTATTAGCGTAACAGCGCAACTTTATACAGGTGCGGCTTTATCTTCTGCGGGTACAATAAGTATCACTGATAGAATGATTACGCCTACCAAATTAGAGTACAAACAAACATTCTTGCCAGAAGCGTTAAGAAGTTCTCGTTTCAACAGAACTATGGCTCCAGGCGCATGGAATATTGAATCCAGCGAGTTCGGTTCTCAAGTTTTGGCTATGGTTGGACCAAATGTTTCGCAAGATGCTGAATCATTATTTTGGGGAGGTATTACAGCGGCAACACAAACAGCTATTGCAGCATTAACTCCTGGGGCTGGTCAAGGCTCGATGACCGCTGCAACACAAACAGCAGTAGCGGCTTTAACTCCTGGATTGGTTGACGGAGTGTTCGCTAGAGCGCTTTATGATTTATCTGCTTTAGGTACTTATATCAAAGTAACAGGAACAACTGTAACTCAATCGAACATTGCGGCTGAAATGGGTAAAATCTTTGCCGCTATCCCAGCAGAGAATTTAAATGATATGGTTTCTCCGACTGTTATCTATTGCCCTAGAGCGTGGAAACAATTATGTTACAACGCTAACAACGCAGTAGGAGCAGCACAACAAATGAACTTTACAATTAGCGGTGATGACTTCACTACTTCAAGAGTTCATTATAACGGTATTGAATTGTTATTTGTTCCAGCACCTAACAACTTAATGGCTTACGCTCAAAGAAAAGCGGCTGTATCTTGGAATACGGATTTGCTTGATGATGTAAACCGTTTTGAAGTTGGTAAATTAGTTGCCGACGGAGATTATCAATTCGTAAGAAGTATTTATACTTTGGCTGCCAATGTTGGTCAAGCATCAAAAGGAGTATTGTACGGAGGATAAAAAGTAACAAGGGCGAATTAGTTTTCGCCCTTATTTTAATACATTTAAAATTATGGCTTGTCCTATAACATCGGGAAAATTATTGGGTTGTAAAAATCAAAGAGGAGGTATTAAGAATTTGTATTTTGCGAATTATGATGCTTATGCTTTTGTTATTGCAGCTCAAGCTGTAACATCTTTAGGGACGCTCGATGAAGTGTTTATTTACGAAGTTAAAGCAACAACAAACGCACTTACTGAAACAGGGACTGCATCGGAAGATAATGGAACTTTTTTAGTGACTCAATCATTAGCTGTTACATTGCCAAAATTAGCAGCGGATTTACAGGCTCAAATACAATTGATTTGCTACGGCAGACCTTACGTATTTGTTGAAGATTACAATGGCAATATTTTGCTTTTAGGCGCAACAAACGGTACAAACTCAACTTGTACAAAAGTAACAGGTGGAGCTGGTGGCGATTTATCAGGCTACACATTAACTGTAACCGCTGAAGAAGGAAGTATGTCGCCATTTTTGGATTCTACTACTAAAACCGCTTTAAAAACTTTGGTTTCTGCAACGGTTGTTTCATAGTTTCTATCTCTATTTTTCTTAAAACCCACTTTAATCGGTGGGTTTTTTCGCTACAAAACACTTTTTTTTAGTTAATAAGTATGCAAGTATTTAATTTAATACCTCCTTTTACTTTTAAATGTATTCCTAGCGGATACAATAGCGGTGTTATACAGCTTTTTTTGCGTGATGAATTAAAAAATATTACTACAGAAATAGATATTACGGGTGTATTTTACCAAAACTTTCAATTGTTTATTGATTTTTCAGATTTTACAACTATTGAAGGGCAATCATTTGAAGCGGAAGTAAAAGAAGATGGCGTTTTAATATATAGAGGTAAAGTATATGTTACCGCGCAAACAGATTTAGAGAATTACGAATTGAATAAAGGAGTTTTGAAAGTATAGTTATGGAAGAATTAAAACCTACACCACAATCTTTTTTTAAAATTGAAATGGCAAACTATGTGCGTCCAGAAATTAAGGAAGTACAGGGGCGTAAATGGGTTTTAAACGGTGAAAAAAATAGTTTCTACGCAACTATAATTGATGCTTATAATGGCTCGCCTACGAACTCGGCAATTATTGATTCTTACTCGCAATTTATTTACGGCAAAGGATTAACATCGAAAGATAAAGTTTCAATGGCTACACAATGGAACGAGGCATTATCAATATTCTCTAAAAAAGATTTAAGACGTATTTGCAAAGATTTTGAAATGTTTGGGGAAACTTCAATTGAGGTTAAATATTTAGGTGGCAAAGTTAGAAAAGCATTTCATGTTCCAAAACAAAGAATTGCACCTGAAGTAGCGGATGCAAAAGGGAATATTACAGGGTATTGGTACTGCTATGACTTTAAAGATACTCAAAAAAACAAGCCAGTTAGATTTGATGCTTTTGGATATGGCGATGGCGCACAGCAACGCTCCGAAATAATGGTAATTAAAGATTATCAAATCGGACAATTTTATTATAGCAACCCTAGTTATTTGAGTGGTTTGTCTTGGGCAAAATTCGAAGAAGAGTTTCAGAATTATTGTATCAATCATATTAAAAACGGATTGTCTGCTGGTTATATTATTAATATGAACGGTGGCGTTCAAGAAAGCGAAATTGAAGTTAGACAACATAGTCAAAAAGTAAGAACTGATTTAAGCGGTTCGAATAATGCAGGTAAATTCTTTATTAATTTTAACGACGGGAAGGATTCAGAAGTAACTATTACCGATGTGCCTGTTTCAGAAGCGCATAAGCAATATGAATATTTAAGCGCGGAGGCTCGTCAACAAATAATGACTGCTCACAAACTTACATCACCTATGTTGGTGGGAGTAAAAGAAGCAAGTGGATTTAGTTCAAATGCGGCTGAAATAAAAGTAGGTTTCGAAGAGTTAATGATAAATGTAATCAAGCCAAAGCAAGAAATTGTTTTAGATGGTTTGATGGAAATATTGTTAGTTAACGGCAATACTATTCAATTGGATTTTGAAAGCTTGAGAAGCGAACCAATAGTAACAGAAACAACTACCACTACAACCCAATTATCATCGCATAAACTATGCTGTTCAAAACTAAAAGAAGAAGACGAAATAACGTTAAGCGAGTGCGCCGATGGATTAATTGAATTAGGCGAAACAATCGACGAGGAAAAGTGGGAACAAATCGACTGCATACCTGTTGAGCAAGATTTAACACTTAACGAAATAACATTATCTTTAGCGCGTACATTTTCATCATTCCCAAACGCTAAAAGCGAACAAGATACTTCTTTGTTTAAAGTACGTTACAGATACGCTGGAGCAAGCGAAGGACAACGTGAGTTTTGCAAAAAAATGATTGCAGCTGATAAAGTATATCGTAAAGAAGATATTGAACTAGCAGAAACGAAAGTAGTTAATAAAGGATTTGGAGCTAATGGAAGCGACACATACAGTATTTGGCTATATCATGGAGGTCCCAATTGTTATCATTTTTGGCAAAGAGTTATTTATTTAAGAAAGGGTAATGAATCGCTATCAGTTAATGAAGCTAGAAAAATGATTTTAGAACTAGACCCGTCAGACAGACCTTTAGCAAAGTGGCAAGAAAATGAAATAGAAGTAGCGAAGCCAACAATAGACCAACCAAATAGCGGATATTTAAATTAAAGCATATAAACACTTATGGCTACAGTAGTTTTATTAAAGGAAAACGAATTAAGCAAAGGCACGTTACTCGGTGGCAACATTGATATTGACCTTTGGATTCCGTGCGTTGTTGATGCTCAAAGAACTAAAATTGAAGAAACTTTAGGCGAAACATTATATAATAAAATTTGTACTGACTTTGAAAATGATGTTTTAACGGGTTTGTACGAAACATTATATGAGGATTATGTAAAACCGTTTTTAATTCATCAAGCAACAGTAGAGTATTTATTAGTCGGGGCGTATAAAGTAAATAATAATGGTATCTTTAAATCGCAACCAGAAAACACGGTTACAGTTGAAAAAGCAGAGGTTGACTATTTAGTAAAAAACCAACGATTAAAAGCTGATATGTATCAAGGTAGATTAGAAAGATGGCTTGCTTTAAACCCGTTGCCAGAATACAATATTGAAGTGAATGAGATTGTTCCTCCAATTAGAAAAAATTCATTGTTTAACCGATGGTATATTCCAGATTAAAATGAAAAAAGTAGATAAAAGAACATTGGCAAACGAACTTAAATTAAAGTTATTTTTAAAAAATGAAAACAGTAAACTTCAATCACAAAAGAGCGACAACATTCGACGAGGTTCTAATACAGATAAAGACGAATAATGTAGCCGAAAATCTTACTGGAGCAACGATACTTATGCAACTTCGTAAAGAAGAAAAAGGCAAGGTTATTTATACTTTTGAAACTACAATTACTGATGCTGTTAACGGCTGGTTTAAAATTGATGAGCAGTTGATTGATGTGCCTAGCTGTATTTATAAATATGATATTCAAATCGAGTTTGCTAACGGAACTTATGCAGGACAAACTCAAACATGGATTAGCGGAATATTTGCAATTGATTCTATAATTTCAGAGGCGGTATGAGTGTAAATATTACAATACAAGAAACAGTTAATGAGGTTGATATTACAGTTGTTCAAAATGTAATAACAGTTAATGTTACACGTACAACTGGAGGAGGCGGGGTTACATCTGTTAACGGAGATACAGGCGATGTGGTTCTCGATATCCCAACCAAAACATCCGACCTAACCAACGACGGAGAAAACGGTGTTGACCCGTTTATTACATTAAAAGATATACCTGGTAATTTAGCATTATATCCAACAACCGCATCGAGTGATATCAGCGGATATTTTAAACTCGTTACAGATATTGAAGACCCAGACTATAATACAACAGCAGCCGATGTATCTACTGGCGCAATCACAACAACAAATCAGTTGGTTTCATCGTTAGCGTCTAGCGCAAGTGTTTTAATTGGCAATCCTGGCATCGTTAATATAACTGTTGTTGGAAATATTAAAAGAGTATCTGGTACGGGTACAGCTACTTTTAAATATGAGGTTTACAAAAGAAATGCGGGCGGTACTGAAACATTAGTTTCTACTTCAGGCGATACGCTACCTGTAACACTTAGCACATATACCGAGTTTTTTGCAATATCATTATTAAACGATGGAACATTTTTAAACACCGATAGAATAGTATTGAAATTTTATGGCGATAGAGTTTCTGGAGGTTCTAATCCTACCTATAATTTTCAATTTGGCGGAACGATGCCAGTACGTGCTATATTTCCTGTGCCTAGTGTTAATTTACCTGTTCCAAACCTTACCCAAGTATTAACGCAATCAGACATATCGTCTTGGTTTGAGGCATTTCCAAGTTTTCCAGCTAATTCGTTTATTACAATTGCTTTAGGACGTCAATTAACCCCTAATTATTATGATACTCAAAATGTAGGTACTGGCGGTTTATTTTTAGACAAGGATATTATTTTTCCAGAAAACTCAACAATTACATTTCAAGCGGGTTACGTAGAGGATAATCCTGTACCAAGTGGAGCTACACTACTTCCTTACCGATTCACTACTGATGCGTATGTATTTTATCAAGGGGCAATAGTAACGGACATTACAATACAACCCGAAGATGTATGTATTTTGAAATATGCTGGCTATAACAGCACTGATAGTATTCAGATATGGTTTTTGACGGTTGTTAGTAAGAGTAGTGGCGGTTCGGTTGACCCAGCGGATTTAATTAGTGCTGATGCTGATAATGCTTTGGTATTGGGAATGGATAATAAATTATTTGTGCCGACTGTTGGGGCTAGTAATAAAAAAGAATACTACGCTACGTTTGTATATGATGGAGCAGACCCAACAGTGCCAATAGTAACAGAAGATAAAAATGACTTCGGGGAGATTGCAGTAGCGTTTGACAATATTGCGGGACAATTTGTATTAACTAGTAGCGGATTATTCGCTGGCAATATTTATTTGTTTTCCCCTCCTTTTTTGCCAGTATATTCAAGTAGTCCAGAAAGCACTCAAATATATAAAGTAGATGATAACACAATAGCTATTAACATTTTAGATAGTTCTTGGACAGGTTTTCCAAATTATTTTGAAGGTTCTGGTTATCCTATATGGTGTAAACTAGAAAAATTCGTATAACCAATTAATAAACAATAAAAAATGAATGAATTAACTTTAGACGCTCTATACAGCGGAGAATTATTGACAATGACTTTTAATCCAAATACAGCACTTGGAACAAGCGGAACGGTAAATATTTACGGTAATAAATTAGCTGGTAGAATTGTAATTACTACAGGTACGGGTAGCGATGGATTTACAGTAGGCACTGTTTTATTTCCAGAGGGTAACGGATTAGCTACAGATAACGCTTTTGTATTTATTGAAAGTTTAGACGGTAAATTTTTCCAAGTTGCACAAGGCGAAACAACTACAAACGGATTTGAAATTGTATCAAAAGAATTATGGCAAGATAATACTACTTATGAATTTAAGTATTTTATTATTTCGCACGTTCAATAAATCATTAAAACGCCTCTTTCAGTATTGTTCGGGGCGTTTAATTTAAATCCTTTAAAAGATGAAACTACTAAATTCAATACTATCCGATTTAAAAAGTTGGAATAAAATACTAATAAACAGATGGCACTTACACGCTCCAATTGCTTTTGTAATTGGATTAGCGTTAATGTTTTTCATGTTTGAAATGCTACAAGATACGGGTGTATTCTTTTCTATTTTCGCACCGTCGTTTATTGGATTCTGCGGTTTGTGGTTGTTTGAACTAGCACAGCAAGGCAATAGAATAATTGGAGAAAAAGAACGCTTTGAAAGCAATAAGGATTTGTTTTTAGGTTGGGCGTTTTTGGTGTTTGGTGTATTAACAATGTTTTTATATCTTTGATTTATGGCAAAAGCAACTATCTCATTAAAGAACGCTAATAAACCAGCACCATTAAGTTACCGAAAATTCGAGAATGCTTATTTTATTGTGATTGCTCCAGCAGTCGTTAGTTTAATAATGGGTTGGGGTTTTGAAGATTTAATCGTTGAGCGTTTATTATTAGGATTCGGTTTCGTCGGTGCTTTAGTTAAAGGCTTCGGAATGATGCTGGCTAACGGTCAAGTATATCAAAAAAGTAATCAATAAATTATAATTATATGAACAAATCAATTACATGGAATGTAGCAGGATTGTTTTTAGCTGGCACACTAGCCACTTTAATCAATACGAATGACGCATTAATTGCTAACTTAGGTTTGGCAACGGGAGCAATGAACGCTTTAAAATTAGTAGCCTATTTAGGTGCTGGAGTTATTGCGTTGTACAATGGTGGTCAAATTTACGCTAAAAAGAAAAACAATGACTAGACAAAAATTCATACTTCAAGGCGCAGAAGATAACAGCGCAGAAGTTCAAAAAGCGTTAGAAATTAACGGAAAAATACTTTACGCTTCTGGCGCGCAAGTAAGAACGGTAAATACTCAAAACGAACCAATAGAACCGTTTAAAGAGTTTATCGAAGATTTTGAAAATTGGATTCCAAATGAATCAGAACAAAAATTTATTGATTCCGTGAATGCAGAAGCAGAGGAGTTGAAAATTGAAGTTGTGTTTATTGGTGGTAATGGAGCGGTTATTCCAAGCAAAGGATTTTAAAGAATGATAAAAGCACAAGAAATACCACTATTTTTATTTATGATTTTCACGTTGATTTACGCAACGATTGGAGACCCGAATAATGAATTATGGAGTGGCGCATATTTCATAGTAAATTACATTACTATGCTTATATTGTTCCATAACTATAAATCAAAAACGATTAGAATAGTTGGTATTTCTTTGTCTATATCAGTGCTAATATTTATAATTGCCAAATACTTTGTAGGTGTTCAAATGGAACGCTATTACACTTTAATTCCTTTCACTATTTGCCTTGTTGGAATTATCATGCTAGAGAAAAGAAATAACAATAATATACACAGATAACAAATGAACCACGTAAGAGATTTTTTTTTCAATGCGAGTACTTATGGAATAACGGTGGCGGGGATAGCGGTTAACTTTGAAAATATTAAAAGTATGATTTTATTTATTGGAGCTATAATTTTATTAGGTTTGCAGATACGTTTGCATTTAATTAAAATCAAAAAAGAAAAAGAGGGGAAATGATAACAACACAACAACTCATAGCGAAGTATGGCAAACCAACACAAGACGGTAAAGCCTATTTAGTTTCAATCGCTTTGCCGTTTCCGATGCGTTTAGCGTGGGATAAAAACACTAAGGTGACTAAAATGCGTTGCCACAAATTAATAGCTCAAAAACTATCCAACGCTTTATTGGAAATATTACAAGTTTACGGATTGCCTAAAATTCAAGAACTCGGGATTGATTTGTTTG